CTGCATGTATGGGTAAAGCAAAGAAAGCTGCATATGCAAAGAAAGCTGCATTCCTACAAGCAGGAATGGGTGCATGTGCCAAATCTAAAAATCCAGAAAAATGCAAAGCTTCCATCAGCAGAAAAGTCCAAGGAATGAAAGCCAAAGCTGCTTAATGGACTACTTATATATAGATTCCGGGGGACCAATTGGTCCCCTTCCCGATTAATTGAATTAATTAATTGATTTGAATAGAAAGGAGGATGTACCATGTTTAAAGGTTTTAATGTGAAGTTCCCGGAGTATGAGGTTATAACACCTCAAACAAAAGAGTCATATACTCTTAGATCATTAACTGTTCAAGAGGAAGAAAGACTAAAAGGGAGCTTAATGACCCCATCAAAAGTTCATGAGCATTTGAATAAATGTATCTATGACTCCATCGTGAGTAAACCGGATGCAATTGTAGAGTATGAAGATTTCTTAAAACGTGTGACTTTAAAGGATAGAGATGCTTTACTATACGGTTTATATCATATCTCCTATGAAGAGATAAGAAATTATGATGTTACTTGTTCCTCATGTAGGAAAGATTATCCAGTTACTGTTAAAGCCTCTTCAACCTTTAATTTTAATGAATATCCCAGTGATGATATATTAACGAAAAGAATTCCTGTTGATCTTCCTAGAACTACAGGAGTTGTTGCTTTTATAAAACAACCGACTTTATATGACGAAATGACTTCAATGAGAACTTTGTCTGTACAGCCTGGCTCAAATATAGATATTATTACTGAAACTTTAATTGTCGAAAAATTTGAACAAACTCCAAAAGAAGGTGATTCAATAATTTATTCTGAACGGGGTGACGTTGTTGATGCTTATATGGCACTACCATCAAGAGATAAAAGAGTTATTCATAAACATTATAGAGACTCTTTTGGAGACTATGGTATCACGCTAAAGATGAGATCGTCCTGTAATTCCTGTGGGAATGAAGAAGATATAGATATTGATTTAGTAACAAACTTTTTTCGGATGGTGTACACGATTTGATATAATTAATCAATATCGTGAGACACTTGAGTCGAACATTTTTTCGGCTATGGAATTGGCGAAGCAATCTTATCCGGATACATTAAAAATGCCAGTGAATAGATTTCAAACTTATTTAAGGTGGAAAATTAAATTAGAAGAAGATAAAAGTAAATCTTTAGATGAGCAACTTGCAAAAGGAAGATAATTCATGGCAAATATTTTAAATAGGTTCTTTGATGAAGTTATTGGTTCAGCTACAAGTATAAAGGATTATGTATCAATAATTTCAGCAAGAGGAGACTTTAAACGAATAAAAGATTTACAAGTGATTCTTGTATCATGGAATAATATACTTCTTACGCCGACAAGAACATATATTTTAGATCCAGATTTTGGTAGTGATCTTTATAAGTATGTTTTTGATCCAGCGGATGAGGGAACAATAGAAACTATAAAATCTGAAGTGATAGGAAAAATAAGTTTATATGATGATAGAGCAGCGATTGAAGATGTTGAGGTAAAAGCTATGAGAGGCGGAAAAGGATATGAAATAAATATTGTTGCTGATTATCAAGGAGTAAAAGGTTCATTAACTGTTAAAGTTGATGATACTACATTTGTAAATATCTTAACGGAGACATCTCAATAATGGCGCTATGGAGAGATCAACAAAAATATAGTCGGACTTATGAATATATTCATGAATACCAGAAAATGGTATATGATTTCTACAGTAAAGGTGTGGTTGCATTTCTTACTACATACTGGCACATTAATACTGTAGAGACAGTTTGGGATGATGATGGGATTGGGGGCGGTGGCTATGAACCAATAGGAGAGTTATCAGGAATAAGATGGGATAAATTTCTTTTAATTCCAGTTTATTATATTGAAGAAGTTCAAACTCAATTTGATGCTCAAGATATTGGATATGTAAAAGAGAATGAAACTCAATTTGTTATACCCAGCACATATGGTTTTACTCCGTTAGCTCGTGATATGTTTAAAATGGAACAAGAGTATTTAAAACCAACTCAAAATACATATCCTCTTTTTCAAGTTACTGGAGTTGAAAAATCTGTAAATGCAGATAGATTATATTGGCGTATAAGAGTTGAAATTTCACAGAGTTATACAGAAACGGATCTTGATAACCAAGTTATAGATACGTTTACATTTTTCGAGTATGACAAACAAATTCATACTCTTGATGATGCTTCATACTTAACAAATTTATTAACAAAAAATGATACATTAAGAGATAGATCAAAATGTCATTTGTTTGATAGTAACAGTGGATTCTATCTCGTATAAGGGTAAAAAAGGATGTCAAACGAAAATGACCAACTATTATCAGAAGCTATAAACCTTTCAAGGGATGAGACAAGAAATCAACTTACTTTAATACTTCAAGAGTATTTAGAGTTAGAAAATGTAGATTTAACGAAATCATCGTTCCTTTCGTATGTTATTAATATTGTTTCAACTATGGTTAGTAATGTACTGTTCTATCAAATCTCTGTCTATAGAGAATTTTTCCTCACAAAAGCACAACTTCCAGAATCTGTATATAACCTTGCTGCGTTCTTAGGATATGAGGCTGGTTTAGCTAGTTTTGCTATAGTTAATGTTCTTTTTACTGTACCCTTTGGTTTTCAAGATGCAAATACTTCATTCGAAATTCCACAAGGGTTTAAAGTAAATTCGAACGATGGAATTTTATTTACTACTGATTACGTTACTACAATTACAGTTACTAATAATTCTGCTGTAAAAATTCAAACACAACAAGATACTAAAGTTATTGAGATTCCTGTAGTTATAGATGAAGATGAAAATACTTTCTTATTTGTTTTATCTATGAATCAAAAGACTCTTGAAGTTCAAGAATTTCAAATTAATGCAGACCTACAAACCTATCAATTCTATACACAAGAAGTTCCTTTTACTGGAAAATTATCTGAAGCTCTTGTTGAAATTAAATCTGCAGATGCTCCAGGTTATGAACTATGGACTTCATTTAGTAGTTTGTATTTAATGGATGAGAATGATAAGGGATATGTGTTATCAAGAAGTGAAAAAGGAATGAACCTTGCATTTGGTAATGGTATTATAGGTGCACAACCTCCAGCTGGAGGAACTATAAGAGTAACATTATCTCTAACTCAAGGTGAAGATGGAAATGCCATTGCTGGTTCTGTTAGAACAGGAGAACGAATTTATAATGAAACTGATTCTGGAATTACAGAAATAGTTCAGTATGAAATAGTGAATACAACATCAGCTACTGGTGGAAATGATGAAGAATCGATTGATGAAGTAAGAAGAAATGCAATTATTAATTTAACTGCTCTTGAAAGAACTGTTACTGAAAGTGATTATATAAATGCTAATATAATTATTGATGATTCTCCAATAGCTGAAAATTCATTACCTGTATTAAAAAGATCAGATATTAAAGTAAATGAGATAATGTTATTTGTTACACTATTATTTGAAAATGCTATTGTTCCTACTAGAAATATATTTACAACATTTGATCCTGGAACTACTAATGTACCAAGGAATACAATATTAACATTAGATAGTGTTGATTATTATACGTTATTTGATATGAGTATTGAAGTTTTAAATTCAGTCGCTGATTATACATATGTATTATTTGAAATTGAACAAACTCCAGTTCTTGTAACGAGTTTTAGTTCCGACTATAGTTTTGTTACTGATAATTTAATTGTTCAAAGAGATGAAGCTGGAGCGGAATTTCATTTAAGATGGAATAGTACTGAAACTGATCCAGGATTGGTTGAGTGTGAAATGGAAATTTTAGAAACTGAACAAACATTTACTTTGAATAATATTGATGGAACCGCAAATGAGTTTCTTTTAATACTTCCAGATTATACTGTTATTCCAGAAGGAGAATTAACTTACTTCTTTACTTTAACACATCCAACTGAAGGTTTAATTGGAAGATATCAAAATATTTTTACATTTAGACAATCATTAGAAAATCTTACGAGGTCTAATACAATCAATGATGGTACATCTGGTGTAATTGTATATGATATTCCTACGGTGGAAAAGGATTATTATGATGCGGTTAATCAAAGAGAATTTGAATCTCAAGCTTTACAGGCACTATTATCATCAATGACATTTGAAGATTACAAAATGATGACTGATTTTGTTAATGTTAAATTTTCTAATACAACTGGTTTTCTACAAAATATGCAATTAAATCCTGTAGATAGACTTCCTGTAGTTTCTATAAGATCAATACCTCCTGTTAGTTGTAGTTTAGGAGATAGATATATTGTTTCTAATGGAGTTGGCGATTGGGTAAATGAAGATGATAATATTGCCGAATGTTCAGATGCAACAAATATTACTTGGGTTTTTACTACACCAAATACTGATGATATGTTAGTTGTAGAAAATGAAGACACTAAATATATTTTTAGTTCTTCTGGTTGGGTGATTCCATCATATAATATTCCATTAGTAATTTCTTTAGATGTTTTCAAAACCGATACTTTTTCTGACTCACTTACTTCATTAACAGATACTATACGAGAAACTCTTGTTGAAGAATTTGCAGATAGTTTTGGAATCAATAAGCCAATCTATCGTTCAGAAATTATTGAAACAGTACAAAACGTAACTGGAGTTGAACATTGTAGATTGATAAGACCAGAATCAAATATTTTCTTTAGTTTTAATATAGATAATTTTACACAAGAACAATTATTAGAGTATGCACCTGAGTATGTTTACTTCACAGAAGATAGTATTGCAATTAAGGTATTTTCATAATGGAAGAATTATTAAAAAAAGTACATGTAGATTTACCAAGATTACATAGGTTTATCAAAATGAATGCTGCCTTCGAATTGTCGAAATTATCAGAACCTTGTTATTCCCCTCCTCTCAAAAAACCCTACTTTGAAATGCTTCGTTTACTTAGAATAACTGATAAAGATATGAAAGAGTTTATTAAAAGAATTTATAAGGGAACTAAAGCGGAGAAATGGAATCTTTGGAGAATGCCTGATTCTAATCTAATGATGTTTATAATGCATCTATTTTTAAAGAATAAGAAAAGAGATGGATATGAAGCAGCAATGCTTTATTATATGATTAGACAATATTCGCATTTACATAATAAACACTTTCCAAGATTTTGTAATATTGACTTATTTAGATATGCTTTAGAAAATCTTACTAAAACTCATTTATTTTCAAGAGAAAAAACAATAGGAAATAGTTTAGTTTATCTTTCAAAGCAAATGGTTAAAAGATTTACTGAGGAACTTCGTTCATGGGATCTAGAAAAGTTGATTGATTTTATATCTGTATCAAGACATAGAATATCTCAAAGCGAGAAGAGTTTTGCTCAACATTATTACAGATCACAAAAAGAGGGTAATAGAATAACGACTCATCCAGAAATAGAAGACGAACAAGGAAGTATGAATCAGTTAATAACCTTAGAAAAAGGAAAAAGAGTTATTGATGATTCTGTTAAGAAAATTACTGTATATAAAACTCTTGATAGAAAATCATTTGAAGATTCGAAGAAGATTACTAAAATAAGAAATTCTATTGCTGATATGATTGTAAG